CCGGAGGCACGCGTGCCGGATGCCACGATCGCCGTGCCGCCCCGAGAGGCTGCTGCTGATGGTGCTGGCGGAATACCCCAACGGCCGAAGCCCGACGCTGTTACCGCTGATCCATCGCCCGATCTGAAGACTTCAGCCGGCGCCAAGCGGGTTGCTAACTACTACTATCAAAAGGCGGACGAGGTGGGGGGCACGCTCACGCCGCAATTCACCGATCGGTTTATCGACAGCGTTAACAAGAAACTACCGCAGACCGAGATGGGGCGCGCCGTAGCCGGTGAGAGTGAGGCTGCCGCACTCGCAAAGCGCCTTCAGGATCAGCGCGGCCAACCTATGACGCTACAAGCCTTACAGGAAGCAGACGAGGGGATAACTGGGCTGATCACCAAGGAATGGGGGGTCACCGGCATCTCAAAGGATGGCCTGAAGTTACAAGAAGTCCAACGCGGGCTGCGCGATCAGATTATGCGCGCCGAAGCGGGAGATATTGAGGGCGGTGTCGCTGGGTTCGAGGCGCTGCAAAAGGGCCGCCAGGCGTGGTCGGCTGCGATGCTTCTGCGTGATCTGGAGGCGATCAGGGATCGCGCCAGCAGGGCTGAACAGCCTTCCACATCCATCAGGACTCAAGTCAGAACTTTGCTGGGGAATGCCAGCAAGTCACGTTGGTATTCGCCTGAAGAGGTTGCTGCACTGGAAGACGCGGCGCAGCGCGGCGTTCTGGGTGGCGCTTTTCATGTGGCTGGCAACCGCCTAGTGCCGATGCTGGCAGGAACTATAGGCTTCAGCACCAGCGGCCCGATCGGTGCCATGCTCCAGGGTGGTGCGGCTGGGGTAGTGAGTGCTGGGGCGAGGAATATCGCCACAAGGCTACAGGAGAGGCGCCTAGGCCGGGTCTCTGACATCGTCTCCAGGCGTGTGCCGACTCCCCCGCGCAATGCAATACTGGAGCCCTAATTGTCATTTCGGTGCGTCCACCAGTCCTCAATGAGATAGGCCATTACGACGGACGCGAGAAAGACAAGCACGAAGTGTATCATCAGCTGATTGCTCCCATCTTGGCGGCGACGCGGACGAGCAGCCAGAGGCCGCCTGCTCCCACGGCATAGAGGCCACCGACCATCCAGGTCAGCAGCGTCAGGCGGGTGTCGATGCTGGCGAGGCGGCCCTCATAGCCAGCCAGCTCCTCCGCCGCCTTGTCCGCCTTCTCCACCGTCGCTCCGGCCTCTATCAGTGCGTCGCGTAACGCGCCGAGTTGCAGTGCCATCACAGTCTCCACGAGGGCGCCCGCTGCCAGGCCGGCGCCCTTTTTGTTGTCAGCTATTTCAGGGCGCCGAGGATCTCGGGGAGGCGCACTGCGATCGCGGCCACGATCATGCCGGCGATCACCAGGAACGGATCCCAGCGGTACTTGCGCGCTTCGGCCCGCAGTTTCGGTTCTTCCGCCCGTAGCTTCGGCTCTTCGGCCCGCAGCTTCGATTGCTCAGCGAACAGCTTGTCGATCTCCGCCTGGTGCCGATCAATGCGGGCGATTTGCTCGCGGATGTCCAGCTGATCGCGCCAATCCGTCGGGATGCCGCTCATGGCGATACGCTGTCCGAACCGGATGATGATCCCCTCGGCTCGAACAGCTTGGCGTCAGGACCGCATCTTTCGAGCTTCATGCGCATCGCGAAGCATATCGGCTGGTCCGGCGCTTCCATCCCGCCAGTGACCAGGTTCGGCTTGGCCGGGATGGTGACACTGGGGTGGCCGCACTTCGCCCAGCCGGTATCATGACGGGAAGGAACGATCCAGCGGCAGTCCTTGCAGAGTTTTGGCCCAGCCGGCGTTGTCATGGCGCCACCGGGCCTGGCGGGATCTGCGACAGGGCTATGGCATACGCCATAAACCACGAGCTTTGCCGCTCCGCGTGGTTAGCGCCGCTGATGTCGCCCATGGCGCGAATGTGGTCGGCGAATCCCTTGTAGCTGCGCGCCAGGTCGCGGGCCGTTGTGGCGCTCATCAGCGGCGGTGTCTCGGGTAGCAGGAATGGGTGATCGCTCATGCCTGCCTCTTCTGTCGCATGGCCTTCAGCTCCTCCAGCGTCTTCGGCAGCGGGGCGAAGCTCGACTTGCGCTGGATCGGGCCGTCGTCGCACAGGACCGCCTTCTTCTGTCGGATCAGGATGAATGCCGCGGTCACCTTGGCAGGGTCGCGGTTGTCAGGGTGCAGCGCCCACAGGAGCTGATGATATTGCTCGGCGGTGAACGGCGGACGCAGGCGGCCGGTGCTGTGCGCCAGCAGCGCGTTGGCTTGCTCGATGGCGAGGGTGTCCTCCTCATCGCGCGCCTCCAGCCGACGCCTCAATTCATCGCGCACCCGCTGCTCGAACTCGGCCTCGAGCTGCGCGTGTAGCCGCTTCTCAGCCACCGCCAGCTTTTCCTGTGCGGTCTTCGGCAGCGGCTCCGGCTCTGTCGGTGCGCGTTCGCTGGCTTCTGCCAAGCCCTCGACGCGCCCGCGCTCGAATGCGATGGCGGCCTCGGTGACAATGCGCGAGTGGCCGGTGGCTTCCACCACATCCTGCACGTTCAGCATGTCGCCCTGCTCGACTAGCGGGCGGACGTGCTCGCGCACCTCGCGGGCTGCCTTGCTGTCACCTGCCGTGGTGGTGTGGCGGCCTTTCGCGGTCCGTCGCCGCTTGATGAGACTCTGTTCGGGCACCTGCTGGTCTTTGGGTGTCTGCCGTACGTAGTCGGCGGCGGCACGCAGCCCCACCTTCTTCGATCTGGTGAGCTCGATGATTTCGGCCGTGCCTTTGTCCAAAACCGTTTTGGCGTCATTGATATCATACACGGGGATGCCAGCGACTTTAGCGATGTCGGGGATGGTCTTACGCCCACTAGCAAATCTAGTATTTACTAGTTTTGCTCCGTGCTGGTTGTTTCCGTTCCCGCCACGGGGCAGCTTAGCTAATTCCGCGCAGATAAAGACCAAATGTCTGTCGTCTAAGTGTTTGCGGTGGCGGTTCATGCTCAAAACGAAAGCGCGCGGGTCATCGCCGCCGAACTCTTCATAGAGCGGTGTCACGCCGGCCTGTTCGCATGCGCGTTGACGATCAGCGCCGTCCAGCACCTGCTCGTCTAGGAGCACGATGGGGTGGTGGAGCCCATTGGCTTTGATGTCATCTGCCAGCTTCGCCAGCTCGTCATCTGGCATACGCGGCCATGCGGCGCAGAGCGGATGGAGAGGGTATTTCATCGCGTTATCCCACAAGAAAGGCGGCGGCGCAGGTGGTGCCCACGCCGCCATCCCGTTCACTCGCCGTTAGTTTCGACGGACTCGCCATTGATCATGCGGGCACGTTCTTTGCGGCTCATGCCATAGCGACGCAGCACGACGCCGAGCGCTTTGGAGATCGTCGCCAGCCTCTTCCCCGCGACATACGGGTCGAAATTATCCATGGCGGCAGCGGCGCGGATCATCCCTGCGGCGCTATAGTTGTCGCAAGCGAGCGAGCCTTCGACCGCGTCCTCGTCGTAGACCGCGTCCAGCAGGCGCTGGTAGTCGGTATTTTCGTAAAGCTTCAGATGCAGGGTCTCGACGTGATCGTTCAGCGTGCGTCGCATCTCGGTCTTGCGCTGCCCGAGCATATCGGCGGTGGTAGCCGGCAGGGCCGGAGGCCGTGACCGAGCGACCGACTGCGGGGTTGACTGTGAGGTGTCAGACATAAAATCCCTTTCTGGGGTTGCGAGCGGACGGCACGATCGCCATCGCCGCAGCCGTGACACCTAGTCGTTGCGCCCACGGATGTCAAGATATTCTTGACTGACAGGTCGGTTGTGGTAGCATCGTCCAATGCAACGCAACGCTGCTTTGACTGAGGCTATCGAGCGGGCCGGCGGGCTGCAGGCCCTGGGTCGGATGCTCGGCATTTCCAAGCAGGCGATCGACCAGTGGCGCCGTGTGCCCGCGGAGCGCGTGCTTGAGGTCGAGCGGCTGACCGGGATTTCCCGCTACCAGCTGCGCCCCGATGTGTTCGGGAAGCGCTAGCCTGGGAGGGTCATGTCTTAGACATGACCCACTTGCGTGCGTCTCCATCGTGTAGGTCTTATCTTGGATAAGAGCTACTTTGGAGTTTGTCTAAAACAAACTCCTCTTTTGGACCCTTATACTGAGCAGGACCTTCGGAGAGGTTATTGTCTAAGACAAGGACCTCTCTCGAGAGCCCTTTCAGGGTAGAGTTTGTCTAAAACAAACTCTACTTTTCCCACTTGCAGCGGCTAGCCGGCCGCCATCTTCTCTGCGCCTGCGATCTCCACATCCGGCAGATCGCCCGGGAATTTCTCCTCCTCCTCTGTCGTCTCGCCCTCCTCCGGCTCGGCCAGGCGCGCGTAGTGCTGTGCCAGCAGCGTGGAGATGTCGCGCTTGATCGCCGGAGGTGCGTTCAGAATCGCATTGCCGACCGTGTCATGGGCGCCGATCGCCTCGACCTCCTCACGGCTCGTGGCGGCCTCCAGGGCAGCGCGCAGGTTCGCCAGCCATTTGCGGCCGTCAGGCTCCAGCAGCGGGTCGTCGAACGTCTGGCGTGGCGCAGCGACGCTGGGCGCCCGCGGCGTGGCTGCTGCTGCGGCG